TTTAAAGCATTACAGGAGCATGAGAACCCCAAGGTACAAGCACTAGTTGCTGCACGACTCGGTTACAAAAGCACATTGGAAGAGACCCGAACCCAACGGTTCATTGACATAGCCAAGCGTGGATTGCTGCCCGTACCACTGCGGTACCATGCCGCCCACACCGGACGTTGGGGTGGTGATGACAAGATAAACCTACAGAATCTACCGAGTAGAGGGCCGAACGGTAAGATGTTGAAGCGTAGCATCGTAGCACCAGACGGTTACACGTTGATAGATTGTGACTCATCGCAAATTGAGGCGAGGGTATTAGCGTGGTTAGCAGGGCAAGACGATTTAGTAGCTTCGTTTCGTGACGGAGAAGATGTTTATGTGAAGATGGCCTCCCGTATATACGAGAAAGACGAATCGGAAGTTACGAAAGACGAACGCTTTGTTGGTAAAACCACAATATTAGGTAGTGGTTACGGTATGGGCGCGGTTAAATTCCAAGCACAGATGAAGAACTTTGGGTTTGATGTAGATCTTGACGAAGCAAGACGTATCATCAAGGTCTACAGGGATACCAACTGGAAGATCAATCACTTGTGGCGACAGGCACAACTCATGCTAGTTGATATGATTAACGAGAATGAGGAGGGGGGATGTTTCGGGGTTCGCGGGGCAATGGAGTACGGCTTCAAGTACCAAGGTGGGGAGATTGGTGTAATCAACGGCCACATACGTCTACCTTCTAAACTATTGATGCGTTACGAGCGTCTTGACTCAACAACAGGAGATCTTGGTGAAGAGTTTAGCTACCAAACACGTAAAGGACGTACTCGGATTTACGGTGGTAAAGTAATTGAGAACGTCTGCCAAGCTCTGGCGGGATGTATTATCGGTGAGCAGATGTTGGATATAGCTAAGAAGTACAGGGTGGTATTGACTGTACATGATTCAGTGGTGTGTTGTGTGCCAGAAGAAGAAGCAGAGGAAGCACAACAGTACGTAGAATCGTGTATGCGTAAGGTACCGAATTGGGCAAAAGGGCTTCCATTGGATTGTGAATCAGGGGTGGCTAAAGCATATGGAGATTGTGAGTAATGAATATGGGTAGGCCAAAAGGGGGCGTGGGTAATTCATCAAGTCACTACATAGGGGGAGCATCTTTTAGATCGAAAATGAAATCTAAATGTGTAGTACCTAAATGTAAGAACACTGCATCCAGAAAAACTCCCGAAGGCGAGCCTGTATGCCGCACCCATCTGGCAAGAAGGAATATGTTTGGTGCGGTAGACGCTGAATCCCCAACAGTTTCTAGTGTGGGAAGGAACTCTCAATTCAAGAGTGGTTTTAATGTTATATCGCCTACAGAGGAAAGGCGGGGTGGGTACGTAGAAGAGTTGGTGGATGTTAAAGACCTACTAAAAAATAGACGCTTGAGAAATATTCGGCGGCGACACTTACAAGGTAAAAAATCAAAGACTAACTCATACAAAGATTTTACAAGGGATGGAGGTTTAGATTATGAACGGTAAATACGACATATTGTTTCTGGGAACACCTTACATAGATGGACACTATGACTCGGTACAGGATGCTTACTTAGCGAAAGAATTGCATGTTGAGAAGTTTCCTAATATTGAATTCGCTATTGTAAAAACAATACATGATATTAAGTTAGGGAGAGATGTATTCTGGATTCCTAATAAGGGCGAGATACAGGCGTTTAATGACAGCAACGCTCCTTCGGAGAGCATGGAGGCATAGATGGAATTAACCGAGAAACAGAACCGGAAAAGAAAGGCCGTTATGAAAAAGCAAGTGAGTGATATGACTGCTAAACAACTTCGTATATGCACTCAGCTAAAGATCCCGCCACAGGACTATGTGATTGTGATGAACAAGATACACATATGAGTGCAGCACCGTGGTCGTACAGTAGGATAAAGTCCTTTGAGCAATGCCCTAAACAGTTCTACCATTTGAAGGTAGCGAAGGACTACGAAGAACCTCAAACAGAGGCGATGCATTATGGGAACGACTTTCACAGTAGCGCAGAGCATCATGTCAGGGATCACGTACCACTCCCCGCTAGGTTCTCTTATGCACAAGGGGCTATCGATGCATTGAAGGACAAGCGTGGTAACAGGTTATGTGAATATAAAATGGGGCTAACGGAAAATTTAGAGCCTTGTGGTTTTAATAGTGAAAATGTGTGGTGGCGCGGCATAGCCGACCTTATAATCTTGGACAGTGAATTGGCTTGGGTAGTTGACTACAAAACGGGGAAGTCAGCGCGGTACGCTGATAAGGGCCAACTGGAGCTTATGGCTTTAGCTATGTTTAAACATTTCCCTACGGTCAAGAAAGTCAGGGCTGGGTTACTATTTGTAGTGTCCAATGAGTTTATCAGGGATACCTATAACGAAGAAGATGCACCTTCCCTCTGGGAGAAATGGTTGTCTGATTTTGCGAGGATGGAGAAGGCGTATGAGTCTGATACTTGGAATGCACACCCAAGCGGCTTATGCAAAAGGCATTGTGCAGTATTGGAATGTCATCACAACGGGAGAAATTAATGAGGCGTAGGGATTACAAGCAAGAATACAAGACTCAAAAGAAGCGCGGTGAACACGCGGATCGGATGGAGAGGCAACGTGCCAGACGTGAGTTAGACAAGAAAGCTAAGAAAACAGGCGGGGATAAAAATAAGAACGGTGTAGCCGACAAGCGAGAAGGTAAAGACGTAGCTCACAATAAACCTTTACGTAGTGGTGGCACCAACAAAGACGGTTACAGGATATCGAGTCGTAGCAAGAACCGTTCTAACAACGGGCAGAAACCAAGGAAGAGAAGGACTTAATGAAGATAGTTGACAACAGAGCAGTACTATTAAAACTAAGAAACCCTCAAAAAGTTACAACCGTAATACCTAAAAGTAAACAATTACCTGATAACAAAGTACTTGTTAATTGGGGTGTGGAAGAGAGCCACGTCCTAAAGAATTTAAATATTAACGTACCATCACCTATTGAAGGTCTTTACGGTTGGCCCGGTAAGTATAAACCTTTCTCTCATCAACGGACTACTTCCTCTTTTCTAACCCTTAACAGAAGATCGTTCTGTTTCAACGAACAGGGGACAGGCAAAACCGCTAGTGCAATATGGGCCTCTGACTTCTTGATGGAACAAAAACGCATCAAGAGAGTGTTAATCATATGCCCTCTTTCTATTATGGATAGTGCGTGGAGGGCAGATTTATTTGATTTTGCGCCACATCGGTCAGTAGATATAGCGTACGGTGCGGCTAAGAAACGTAAAGAAATAATCAACAACGGTGCTGAATACGTCATTATAAACTATGACGGTATAGAGATTGTCTTTAATGAGATAGCCAATGGTGGCTTCGATTTAATCATTGCAGACGAGGCAACACACTACAAGAACGCTCAGACTAAGCGTTGGAAAGCCCTTAACAAGTTAGTCACTCCGTCTACTTGGTTGTGGATGATGACCGGAACCCCCGCTGCCCAATCGCCATTAGATGCATTTGGTCTGGCCAAATTGGTCAATCCAAATTCAGTACCTAGATTCTTTGGTTCTTTTAGGGATCAGGTGATGTACAAGATCACTAACTTTAGATGGATACCTAAAGAGGACGCAACTGATAGAGTCTTTAACGCATTGCAACCGGCCATACGGTTTACTAAAGATCAATGCATGGATCTCCCTGCCATGACTTATGTGAAACGGAAGGTTGAGTTGACTCGTCAGCAGAAGGCGTACTACGACGAGCTTAAAAGTAAGATGGTTCTGAACATGGGAGGGGAGCAGGTAACATCCATTAACGCAGCAGTGAATATGAACAAACTTCTTCAGATATCAGCAGGGGCTGTGTATACAGACGAAGGGGAGGCATTGGAGTTTGATATCAAGCACAGATATAAAGTGCTACGGGAAGTAATCGATGAGTCTAGTAAGAAAGTCTTAGTCTTTGTACCGTTCAAACATGTGATTGATATACTTACGAGCAAACTGAGGAAGGATGGTATCACTACAGAAGTTATTCGTGGTGATGTGTCTGCACCTAAAAGAACTGCAATATTTAAACAATTCCAAACAACCCCCGACCCGAAAGTACTAGTGATACAGCCACAGGCAGCAGCCCACGGGGTAACACTTACGGCAGCTAACACGGTAGTATGGTGGGGGCCGACTAGCTCTTTAGAAACCTACGCCCAAGCAAACGCTAGGGTGCATCGAGCAGGGCAAGACCATAAGTGTACAGTGGTTCAGTTAGAAGGGTCGTACATAGAAAAGCGTGTTTACTCACTACTTGATAACAGAATTGACGTACACACAAAAATGATAGACTTATATAAAGAAATTCTTGACTAACGTATAATCCCTCACTAAACTACACCGCATGTTAAAGATCAGAGACTTAATTAAGCGGTATATAGACATCCGTAATGGTAGGAACGAGTTGAGAGAGAAGTACGATGTGGCAGATGGGAAGCTATCAGCCAAGTTAGATGAAGTAAAGCGTCAGCTACTTAATTTTTGTGAAGAGAATAATTTAAACGGGCTAAAGACACCGGAGGGATCGTTATCTGTAACGGACAAGACTAGTTATTGGACAGATGATTGGGACTCGTTAAGAGAGTTTGTTTTAGAGCATGGCGTTACAGAGTTTTTTGAGAAGCGGTTGCATCAAGGCAACATACAAGAATTCTTGGAGGATAACCCTGAGTTAGTACCGAAAGGGTTAAGTGTAAGGAAGGAACACACAATCAGCGTGAGGAAAGCGAAATGAACGAGGAACCTTTTGTTCCGATAGAAACACTGGCAAAACACTTTTCTGTTTCAGTGCCTACGATAAGATCATGGTATCGCACAAAACGCATACCCGTTGAGTCTTATATAAAGGTAGGTAACACCTATCGGTTTAGAGTGTCTACGGTAGAGAGTGCGTTGCTACCTAATAAAGAAGATCCTGTGAATTTAGAAGCAGAGCAACATGAGCACGATTTCTTGTTTGCAGGTGACAATGACATAGATAACGACGTGTAGATATGTTATCACGCGAGATATCAAATGAAGAATACCATGCTCACCCTGCGATAGGCAGTTCAGCAGTTAAAGAAGTCCACATGAAGTCCTTATTGCATTGGCATAAGGGGCAACACAAGGAGACACCTGCTTTAAGCGTAGGGACAGCGGTTCATGCAATGGTTTTGGAACCAGATAAGAAGTTAATAATCTGTGGGCCAGAGTCAAGGCGTGGTAAGGCTTGGACTGACGCAAAGGAACAAGCTGATAGGAATGGGATGACATTGCTCACCCAACCGGATTATGAGATGTGCCAAACTATAGCCGCAAGTGTTATGGACAATCCCGATGCCGCACTTTTGATTAACGACAGAAGGGCAGTGAAGGAAGCAAGTATATTTAATATAGACCCTGAGACGGGGCTAGAACTTAAAGTACGTCCTGACTTGTTTATAGCGAATAAAGGGGTGGTACTAGATTTAAAGACAACAAGGGATGCATCCCCAAGTGACCGTGGGTTTGCAAAACAGGTCTTTCAATTGGGATACCACATCCAAGGCGCATTTTATAACTATGTGTTAGGATTGGAAGGGATACCCGCTAAGGAATTTAGTTTTCTAGCGGTTGAAAAAGAACCTCCTTTCGCAGTTCAGATACACACTCTGGCTCCTGAAGTACTTGAATTTGGCTTATGCCAGATGAGGAAGACTTTGCGCCAGATAAAAGAAGCGAAGGAAGAAAAACACTACAGTACGGGGTGGCCTTCAGTAAACATAATCACTCTACCGGAGTGGTTGAAAACACAAAATACAGATAGGGATATAGACGATATGGCAGATGCATATTTTATTAAAGACGTGGAAGCATTGTTTCCGAAAATTAACCAAACCTACCGATTCGACAGCAATGCGAACGAAGGCAAGGGTAAGAGTGTACCGTGTGCGCCACTGGAGGCGGGATCTAGCTACGAGTTATCATTTAAAATAACTAAAGAGAAAGCCCAAGAATTATTAAAGGATATGGTATTGGCTTTCCGAGCAGAAGGTGAAGGTAAGGGATGGCCCGATAAGTTCCCAAACCCTTTCAAAAAAGACATGGTTGATGGTAAGCATACTGGACTATATATAGGTAAGGCAGGTATTGCCGGTGCCTACAAAGGTGAGCCTACCCGGAAGCCATCTCAAGTTGACGCAAAGGGTACTAAGTTAGCAGATGATTTTTTGTTGACTTCGGGAAGCACTGTGAATGTTGCTGTAAATCTTTCTCCTTGGGAGATGCAGGGTAACCACGGCGTTAAGCTACGTCTCAAAGGGGTACAGGTGACTAAGTATCTTCCGATGGAGGAGGATAACTTGTTCGGTGAAGTGGATGGGTTTACCGTGGAGAAGGATGACAATCCTTTTGCTGAAGAACCAGAAGCTGTTGCCGAGACCGTAGACGAAGTTGACGAGTTTGATGTTGAAGAAGAGGAAGTTAAAGAGCCTAAAAAAGTAGTCAAGAAGACTGTTAAAAAGGCTGCGCCCAAGAAAGACGATGACTTATCAGATATCATCGATGAATGGGACGATTAACAACAACCTCTTGATGTATGTGGGGGTAGTTAATGCTACCCTAACATATACCTCTGCGTTTTTTAGGGATGACTATGGAAACAAATACGTTTCTAAAAGGGGTATTATCGGATGAAGGTTATTATTGTGTTTTTGCGTTCCGTACTAAAGATGATCGCAGGGTACAAAAATTCTATGACTCCATAGATGCTCTGATACAAGCGGCTGAAGATTTTGACAGCCAAGGATACGATGCATACTTTGCGTTGGCTACTTTTAACGAGGATAACTCTCGCAAGGTTACCAATGTAAAGTATCTTAAATCATTCTTTCTTGATCTGGATTGTGGCCCAAGTAAGGATTTTGCTAATCGAAGGGAAGCGATAGACGAGCTACGGAAATTCTGTGGTAAGTTGTCACTACCCAAACCTTTGATGGTTAACTCTGGCCGTGGCATTCATGCATACTGGCCGTTGACTGAACGTGCCTGTCTTGACGATTGGCTTCCGGTTGCCGAGGCACTGAAGAAGCAGTGTGCCAAGCATGGACTATTGGCTGATCCTGCGGTGACAGCAGACGCTGCTCGTATATTACGGGTGCCATCTACACATAACTACAAGAGTGATCCTCCTTCTGAGGTGACGTGTCTGGAGAAAGGTAGTTTAACTCCAGTTAATTTTGATGTGTTTTCTGAGAAATTAGGGGGCGGCATCATTACACCCCCTACGAAGATAGAGCCTGACACGACTGATTATGGTAAAGAAAGTGTCTTTAAAGACATACTGTTAAAGACTCGTAGTGGTAAAGGGTGTAAACAACTTCACCATATAGTAAAAAATCAGCACGAAGTTACAGAACCTTTGTGGCGGGCCGGTCTATCTATTGCGAAATTCTGCATTGACGGGGAGAAGGCGGCTCACATTATTTCGCGTGACCACACTGAGTACTCAGAAGAAGAGACCAGTATTAAGTTTGATTTGATAAAGGGGCCATACCTTTGCACGTCTTTTGATGAGCACAACACGGGGGTATGCACAGACTGTCCTCATTGGGGGAAGATCAAATCCCCGATTGTATTAGGGCAGCGTACTAGGGAAGCTACAGAAGAAGATAACGTAGTACAGGCTCCCGCTATTGATTTACCGGATACTCCTACTAACACTTACGTCATACCACCGTACCCAAATCCTTATTTTAGAGGGGTGAATGGTGGGGTGTACGCACGTAGCCGTAACGCAGATGGAGATCTGGACGAAAAGCTTATATATCATAACGATATCTATGTAGTACGTAGGTTACGGGATGTGGAAGTTGGGGAAGCTATTGTCATGCGTCTTCACTTGCCAAGAGATGGTGTACGAGAGTTTACCGTACCTCTTACAGCCGTAACTTCACGGGAAGAGTTTAGGAAACAGATGTCTATGCAGGGTGTAGCGGTAACAAGGATGGATGATTTAATGCAATACACGACAACATGGGTAAATGAAATGCAAGCTAACAGCACAGCAGATGAGGCACACCGACAATTCGGATGGACTAGCGAGGAGTGTAAGACTTTTGTGCTAGGCAACCAAGAGATACACGCGGATCGTACAGAGCTTAACCCTCCTTCTACTCCTACTGCGGGGTTATTTCCTTCTTTTGAACCTAAAGGTTCTCTTGAAGATTGGAAGAGTGCCGTTAGCTTTTACGACAAAGAGGGGTTTGAGCTACACCAATACGTGTTAGGCACAGGGTTTGGCTCTGTCCTGATGCATCTCTCTCCTATTAATTGTGCAGGGTTACACCTTCATGGAGGTACCGGAGTGGGTAAGACTACCGCTATGTACGCGGGGGCTTCTATATGGGGTAACCCTGATGATCTGGTACTGCATGAGCGGGACACCCACAATACTCGTATGAACAGAGGTGAGGTATACCATAACTTACCACTGTATATGGATGAACTTACCAACGCTAACGGGAAAGAACTTAGTAATCTGGCGTACCAGTTAACTGGCGGTAGGCAGAGAGGGAGGATGGCTAGTGGCAGTAATACCGAGCGTCATAGAGGTGAATCATGGAGGTTACTAGCAGTTACTACAGGTAACGCCAGCTTTATTGAGCAGGTAAGCATCTTGAAGGCAATGCCTAAAGCAGAAGCACAGAGGATCATGGAATGCCGTGTTAAACGTATACAGTTCGATACAAAGGAAGAGACCGACAAGTTTAGTAATGCATTGATGAGCAACTACGGTCATGCAGGGGTTCCTTTTGTTAGGTACATTATGAAGAACCTTGAGGGAGTAAAGGCTCTGTTAACTAAGATACAAGGTAGGGTGGATAGCCAAGCAAAACTGACTGCGGAGAATCGTTTTTGGTCGGTAGGAGTTTCTACTACGATCACAGGTTTGATGATTGCTAAACGTATTGGCCTTGTAGACTATGACGTTAACGCTGTATTTCGTTGGGCAATTGGGCAGTTGAATGAGAACAAGCGTGGTGTCGATGACATGGGGGCTTCGGTAGAAGAGATACTTAATAACTATATTAATGAGCATTGGGGTAACGTGTTATGGATAAAAAGCACCGACGATTTAAGGAAGCAAGGAGAGAAAGAATCGATAATAATTCCTGAGTTGTTACCTAGAGGCAAGCTAGTGGCTCGTTACGAGACAGACTTAAAGCGGGCTTTTCTGATACCTAAACCACTTAAAGCATGGTGTGGGGATCAGCAGATAAACTACAGTGCGTTCGTTAATGAACTTAAAAGTAAGTTAGGCGCAACGAAATCCAAGATACGTTTGAGTAAGGGGACGCACATGAACCTCCCTCCTACTGACGTGATAATCGTAGACTGTTCGGTGGACAATGAGAATGCAGCAGGGAGTGTTGAGGACGTTTGACCTTAGTCCTGATGGGGTACGTATAGAAGTATGTTGGGATGAGATGGTGATTAACTCATCTATTTTTGTCCCATGTATTAATACACAGGAGGCAACACGTCAGGTTAAGAAAATAGTCTTGGATAAAAACTGGGAAGTAGAAATAAAAGTCCGTATAGAAGACGAAAAATTAGGTTTACGGGTGTGGCGTACTATATGATAAGATAGTACAGACAGTCTGCTAATGCAGAATCCCTAACTGTCGGTCACACCCCCTTTACCCCCTGTTTGCCCAAAGCGGCAGGGGGTTTTTTAATCGTAGACGTATGTGGGTTTAATCTCTGCTAACGGCCCTCGCATGTTTTTACTAATAGTTACACCACCATGCATATCCGCCGTCGTCCGTATGTGACCTGCAATAGACCGTTTTATAGTGTCCCCAAGTATAGCGTTACTTGGATGTCTCTTATTGAACTTTTGAATTTCTTTTAGTATTTCGTTAGCCCCGTCCCAATCCCCCAACCTGTACATCACATATAATTTTTTCGTTAGGCTGGATTTCTTCCTGTTTACTTCAGTATCAATACGTTTTTTAATTTGGTTGAACTCTTGTGTTCGTGTGTATTCAGCGGGTGGGAAACCTAGTATTTGTGGTAACACATCACCAGCACCAAACTCTTCTAGTATTGGGTCTCCACGTCTGGTTAATATGCCATCATCACGTATGTAACGTACTCCTCCTTTCCATGCATTTCTTACAGCAGAAGGCACCATACTCTCTATACCTCGTTCAAGTTCCCCATTCATAAAATCATTATGTGCTCGATCAAAAGATTTAATTACGCCCCAAGCAGGGCCACCTAGATAGTGCGCTAAACTTTCTTCTGGAGATGCATCGTTGTTGTATCTATTAGCAGTCCAAAGCAAGTTAGTGAGAGCTACACGTTGTGATACGTCTATGTCTAACATAGAAGTAAGTCCTCCCTTGTACCACTCTTCACCTATATATTGTCGTACTATCGTATCAAAATCTTCTTCTTCCTCGTCTAAGAACAACATGTCGGCAAGCATACTTACCGCACCATAAAGAGGTACGCCACTCACTCCCGCAAAAAACAATGCCGTACCATGCACACCGTATAGCTGTTTACGTGCGATCTTCCGTTCTTCTGGAGAAAAGTCAGCATCTAAAGCGATCTTCGCAGACTTCAGCATAGAGTAGTACATTTGTAACCCGAAGTTCTTGTACATCATGGCTACACGTAACCAACCATTTTGAGAAAGTCTTGGGCCTGTTTCTAATACAGCACCACCGTTTGTTTCTTGGGTTGCGTATAATGCATTAGTGGAAGCCAACTGTTGCTTCTCCGCTGTAGTCATCTTACTTTCAGGGTTTTTGCCGTCTTTTGCTTTTTCGTTTATCTGTTGCATTTCTAATTTATATGCAGCAATTAACGTAGTTTGGCGGTTTATTTGTTCTGCTTGGTGAAACATATATGCAGATACCGCACTTATTCTATCCGCAAGACTTCTTGTTCTTCCAGATACGTCAATGTTTAAACTATCGGCTATAAGGGAACGGTTTAGTTGCCCTCTTTCAGTAGCCATCTTAACTAGAGGTAGTAGATTATCTACTTCCTTACGTAACTCTTTTGATAACTCTAAATCTTCACGTACAACAAAGTCACCGTTTTTCCATTCATAATAGTTATCAATCGCGGGCATTGATTTATCTCTTACTATGCCTGTCTTTCTGTCTTTACCTTCCCCAAAAGCAACATCGAACGATCCTTTACTTGTGGTACCACTGGATATCCCAAAACGCCCCGCTTCTTTTATTGCGGCTATAGTTTCCGTATATCCATACTTAGCACCAAACATAGGAAGAACGAACAAAGGTATCTGTGACAGGTTAACCAGTGCCGAAGATGCATTAAACCCAATAGTGTAAATAAATGCGGCTCGGTTTAAATTTTGTGCGACAACATCTTTAGGTGGGTTACGGGCAAAATCGGCTCGCTTCTTAATTTCAGCTAAAATAAGCAGCCCATTATCAGATCTTCCTTCGGGAGTTGCTTTGTTGTCTTCTTCTATCTTCTCCATCAAAGAGTTAATAGCTTCTGTATTCTTCATACGCTCAATCTGTCTGGCTATGTCGTAGCCTTTTTTCTCCATTGCGTCCACAGGATCTTCTATATAACCGGGAGTCCCTTTACGAGCTTTTAATGATTTAGCAAATGAAGACTCAGGAAGCGCGGTTAAAAACAAACGTGTTATCTCATTTTTTATTTCGGCAGCTTTTTCTGGGCTTAATCCTGCGGTGGCGTGGCTGTCAATTATTCTTAATGTTTGACCTACAAAAGAACCAGAAGGAGCCATATCGTAGGAAAACTGTTCGGGGTTTCTAAATGATTGAATAGTTTTTTCTATTACTATCCCTTCTTTTTTAAGTAGTTCAATCGCATGTCTACGGGTAGTAACAGACTCAAAAGTTTCTACAACGGTTTCACCACTCCCCTCTACTTGGTAAGACAACCAGTAATCGCCTGAACGAGTTAATGGGAAGAATGGATCAATATCACCTTGAGCGAATAACTGTTCAAACACTTCATTTTTTAATTTTGCTTTACCTTCTTCATCTAAAGGTAACGCGTCAATCCTTCCTTTTATTACATCATGCATTTCTTCCCATTTCTTTTTGTAGATGTTCCGCATAAATTTATAAGTGTATTGTCCATTTTGGTCTAACTTTTTATATTTACTATTTAATTCATCCCATTTAGTTAGTTTTTCTGCGTCGTCTAAATCCGCTTGCGTTTTTATTTCGTCTAATTTTTCTTGAGGTATTTGTTTCCTAGCTTCTTTCAGACTAATTTCCTGTTTCGTCTTCTTAAATACACTGTTTTGGATACGTTTAGCTTCTTGGTCAAGGGCTATTTCTTCTGCTCTTATGTAAAAACTTTTTGGTCTGGATGGGTCAACTTGGTCTATTGTGCTTGTATAAACAACATCAGCAAAAAGTTTCTTTGTGGCTTCTGATTTACCTTTATACCAACTTTTTATCTGCGCTAAATGAGCATCCATACGAGCATCTACTTTACTAAGATCCCCCCGCTGTGTTTCCATCGCAACGTGAAGGTCTTGCATACCTGTTATACCCATACCAGAAGCTACATCTGCTAATGCCTGAGAAGGTAACACCGACAAGAAAAAGGTTTTAGCATTATCTGCCATCTTCCCACTAAGGAAATCTTTTGCTAAAGCTTTGAATTCTTCTTTATCTTGGCTAGTAAGTTCTTCACGTATACCTTTTTGAACCTCATCTACTCTACCCATAAGACTCTTTATGCGAGGCACAGTGTTGTCCATAGCCAATATTCCTGCATCTCTTGAATCAGGTGCAGGTGAAAGTATTTCTAATATGATTTTGTTAGATTCTGTTAACGCGTCATCATATGTTTTAAAATTTAAACCTAGTTTGTTGTTAAGAAATCTTGCTACGATGTTAAAAAATCGGGTAAGTGCATTAGTACCTGTAGCTGTTCTACCATCCTCTAACAGTATTTTGGCTAACTTCTTTTGGAAATCGGGGTTGCTAAATGCTTCTGCGGCAAACTCGTCTAATGTAGTCGCCCCATATGCAGTATCCAGACTGTCTTTAACTTCGTTAAATAGTTTATTAAGTCGTTTGGTTAACGGGTTATTCTCGTTAGCTAAAGTTTCTGAAGTTAATGCGTGAGTGACCTCATGGAATACTACGTGTGTATTGGTTCCCGATGCTGGGTTTATGTATATCGTATTAGTCTTAGGGTCAAATTGCCCTGCCATGTCTAAGTTAGGAGCAATCTGTATCTTGGTGCTGCCCACAAACTCACTTAATTTTCTAGCAATACCCCTTACTTTTTGATTACTGGAGGTATTACTTATGGACTCCAAGGCTTCTTTAAGATTACCGTCTGCAACCAACGCCATCGTAACAGGATGAAATCGTTCACTTAATGCACTAACTATTGCGCTAGGTAATGGCAATGCCTCACCACTGTACGTCTTACCTATTATATAGTCGGTTGGGGAGACATCTTTAACTACCCCAACTTGTGTTTTTCTTATGGTGTTAAAGTTAGATAAGTCTTGTCTTAGTTTTTCATTGCTGCGATCAGTACGTTCTGTTTTTGGGGTTTTCTCTGCCGCTGCTATGCTCTTATCTTGTTCACTTGCTTTCTGTCTACGTAAATCATCTTTATCTGAAGCAATAAGAGATAGTTGGGTTTTAGCTTCCTCTGCTTGAAGTTCGCGTCTTACGTTCTCCATCCATTGTTTGGTCTTGGGAGACATGTTTTCATCGGCCCATGCCAATACTTCCCCTGCTCGTTTCCGTCCTGTGGCTTTAAAAAACTTCTTGGTTGCCTCAGATTCACCTGTTGAATTGAACTGCTGTGGGTATACAAACTTCCCTTTCTTCTTACCTTCTGTGTACTTACGAGCATGAAACACGTCTTCAAATATGGCCCAATACAACGCACTCAACGGCTCGACTTTAGGGTTGGTACGAGAACCAAAGAACCCCTGCAAACTCTCCATTAGAGAATTTTTAGTTACTTTCTCTGTATTTTTTATTGTATCTATCTTGGTCGTATCTTCTTGAGTAAGGGGGCTTGTCCCTGTGGCATCACTAGGTATACCGTCCATCAAGAAAGTAATCCTGAAGCCACCGTCTTGTACTGTTTCAAAACCTAAATACTTGGGATCGAAATACCCATCGTCCCTTAACTGTATTATGTTTTGGTCTTCTGCGACCTTCATCCCTTCAACATCTTTATACTTCTGCATTAGTTGAAGTGTCGCTTCAGCCTGTTGTTCAGCCGTTAACTTTTTAGGTTTAGCAGTAATGTTCCTAGTGCGTTGTTTAGTTTCAGTAGTTTTCTTTGTGGTAACACGTTTAGCTGTAGTCTTTTTCTTAGCGACTTGTTCAGGTGGGGTTGTTTCACCTACTTCTGCAAGCTTACGTTGCATCCGATTACGAGGAGCTTCGGTAAGGGTTGCTGTTGTGGCCTCCGTTACATCAGGAGCAACTTCTGTTGTGGCCTCCGTTACATCAGGAGCAACTTCTGTTACAGCTTCCGTTACATCAGGAGCAACTTCTGTTACAGCTTCCGTTTCTTTTAGCCGTTTGGTTTCTTGCTTAGAAGGTATTAGAGATAGCTGTTCATCAGGCACACCTGACAACAAACGGTCTACGTTTTGTTTAACGCCCTGAGATTTAGATTTTCTAGCAAATGTTGTTAAGTCATCACGTACTACAGGATCGTTTAAGTCTTTACCTTCTATTCTTTTACGTATAAGTGCATTTTTTGATATGCCAAGGCCGTCCATAACCTCAGAAGTTACAGGTGTAGGTTCTTGGGCAACTTCTACATCTTCGTCTACAGTTGGAGTAGCAGTGAGTCCTGCGCGTCCCATGCCGGGAAAAGAAGGTTGTTCTTTTATCTCAGTTCTTTCTTTTGGAGCAACAGCAGCTTCCATTTCAGTAACATCTGAGTCGGATGGAAGCATTTCTGGTTCTACACGTTCCGCCCTTTGAAAGTCTATGGCTCGTTGGATGGTAGAAAATTCTGCTTCTGTAGGCTGTGTATCAGTTATACCTTCAGCTTCTAATGCATTGGTAAATTGTTTAAGTAATGTATTTTGTTGTCTGGTAGGTGTTTTTTCTATTACATCACGTAGTATTTCACCACGCCTAGTTTCTGATTCTGCTTGTTGCCTACCTACTCCTCTTGCAGTAATGCTTTCTAACTCAGATTCCGCACGGATAGTCTGTGCTTGTGCATCTGCTTCTTCTTGTTCTACGGCTGCTTGTTCTACGGCTGCTCGCTCTGCGGCTGCTTCTTCCTCTACTAACTCTTGGAATTCAACCTCATCAACGAGATCCATTTGGGCGGGGCTTGTCTCTTGTGCTACTTCTTCAGTTACTTCTTCTGCTACAGGTTCTTCAAACCCTCGTTCAAGTAACTGTTCTTTTTCAAGGGCAAACATATCTTGTTGGGGGTCGCCCAAACGTTCACTAGCTTCTTGCTGCAAACGTTGTTCTTCTCCAACATCCATTTGGTCTGTAAGAGCTTCCCCAACAGTTGTATCATTAGGGTCACCAGTTTCTTTACGGCTTTTACCGGGGACAAATACATCAATTAGCCCCTGTATAATGGCACCAGCACCACCACCGTAACCTGCCGCTGGCCCAATACCTTCAAAGGTTTCAGCTAATACATTGTATTGTTGTTCGTTTATGTTCTGGAGTATTTCAGCAGTGGCTTCCTGTAGTCCTTCCGCACCACCTGTTACTGCCATATTACGTAATCTGCCGCCTATGCCTTCAACAACATCGGGGCCAAGTTTATCTACAAGGTTACTAACTATCGGCACATCTACATACTTAACGAAACGTGCGATAGGTAATATTTCAGTTAAGCCAATAAGTGCGCCACGAAAAGATGCTGACCCACGTTCTTCTTCAGTAGCATCAGCAGCGCGAGCACGTTCACTTGCTTCACCTGCACCGGCACCTACACCTAGTAAACCAGCTATCCCAGTACCTGCAACAGTAGCAGCACCAGCAAATGGGGACGCGGCAACACCGGCACCTACAAGAGCAGCAGGAGCAGCAATACCAGCAATCGAACCGAGAGCCTGACCTAATCCATAAGATATAGAGTCTTCGTCGCCTTCATCATCAGTAATAGAATCCGCAAATTTTTGTATGGTTTCACGGGCAGCAAGTTCATCTTCTTCTTCAAGTAGGGTAGCCGCGCCAAGAGCAGCCGACTCACCCATCCCAACAAAGCCAGCCCCAAACCCTTCTATAAGGTTACCCAGTATGCCTTCGTCTTCTTCCTCTCTGGAACCACGAAACTCTGCTAATCTTGCGGTTAATTCTTTTTCTCGTTCGCGTTCTGCGCGTATCCTATCTAAAGAAGATGTAGATGAGGTAGGTGAGGCAGGTGTACCACGTTGGTTTTCGCTAATTAAACGAGCAAGATCATCATAAGTAGCATCTTCTGGTGCATCAACTAAGTATTCGCTACCGTCTTTTAGTTGAACATTAAATTGAGCCATTACTTAACTCTAGTAGCACTACCTACATCTCTACCAGAAACAACCCCCGGAAATCTATTCTCTAACACGAATTGAGCTTGAGATTCTAACTCAGGTATGTTGCCGTACTCTGGTTTAGCAAGTTCGCTAGTAATTATCAAATCAAGTTGACTTTCAAATTGTTTAAGTCGCTCTTCTTCTTCTGGGCTTCTATCTGGTTTTGCTTTTAATACTGCGTACTCAGCGTATTGTGGCATTGACTCAAACTTAGCTTCAGCCGCTTTTTTCGCTTTGTCACGTAATATCCTAGTTCTTCTAATTATTTCAGTAGCAGCATTAACCGCAGTTGCATCATCACGAGACTGAATATTCAATTTACTAATCTCGTTAGCTTCTATTGCTAATTCATTTGCTACTTGTTTATCTATGGAACTAGTTACAATCCTTGCATTTTCTTGGAAATTTCGTTGTTGAGTTGCATCTAATGTAGACCATGCTTGAGTTGCATTACCAATTAAAGTGTTTATTGAGTTGGATGCATCTGTAGCTTTCTGGAACAGACTTTGGCCAGCAGATACGCCTTGTTTTATACCATCACTTGAAAGTGCTAATTCTTTATCTAAAAGTTCCGAACCTTTTAATAGATTAGCTCTGGTATTTTCACGTTGTTTATCTCTAGTTCCATAAAGCCCCGTGTACATACCTCTACCAAAATCAGCTAAAGACCGACCACCACCTGCACCACCAGCCAACATAGCCATATACTGTTCACGTTTATTACGTTTGGGATCACCGTAAAGGGTTTCTAATTGGCCTTGAATACCCCCAGTTTCTTCTTTTCTTCTTTTAGCTAAAGCATCAAATTTGCCAGTAACTGTCTCAGGATCTAACCCAAGTGCTTTACCCCTAGCAATAGAAGCCTCATAGGCATCATCAGGATCTTTTCTTGCTAGTTCTTTTATTCTTGTCTCTAGTTCTGTATCTGGGGTATACCCAGTATCTGTAGGTCGACCCTTTTCAATTTCTGATATTCTTCCTCTTAATGCATCTGCACCAGATACAGGGGGCGTTTTCTGGGTAACGCTACCATCACCACCACTAGGGGGTACAACAGCAGGAGGAACATTTAATTCTTCTTTTTCTTTTTCAAATTGGCCAAGTGGGTCAGGCATATACCCGCTAGACGGGCCTTTAGGAACAGAAGGGCCAGCAGTTTGACCCGGAACAACACCAGCAGGAGGAGTTTGAGCTTGAGTTTGAGCTTGAAGTTTCTTAGTTGGAATTTGTTGAGGGCCACCAGTTTGACCTATTTTTGCAAGTGGTGTTGGTTGCCTTTTGCTCATAGGCATACTCATTTGTGCTCTATTTTGATCTCTTTTTATCATTTCTATGATCTGAGCATCAGTTAAAGTACGCGTTGGGCCTCGCTGTTTACGACCACGCAGTTTTTGCCTGTACGCATCTATATCTGCTTGAGTAATACCGCCTACATTAAACTTTTTAACAGGGCCACCAGCAGCCATCATCATGCCTTCAATACCTACAGGAGGTTGTTGTCCTTGTCTTTGCATGTTCTGTTGTTTTTTCTTTTGTGCTTGACCTAGTAACCCTGAAGTTTGTTTAACTACTTCTTGCCTACTACGTTCCAGCATCTCGCCTTCCATTTGCTGCTTAACTGACGCAGAACTTTGATCCATACTTAATTGTATTTCACGGGCTTTAGAATCTTGTTCGGTTTTTAATTTTTGCAACGCGAGAAGATCAATAAGATTTTTTGACATGTTGTAACGTTGGTTAAGTTGCCCCTCTTTACCACGAAAGGCATCCATAGTACGGTCAATATTTGCATCTATTCCTTGGCTACGTAACATTATTTAATCCCTTTAATTTATGTATCGTCTTTGTCTTCTTTATCATCGTCGCCAGCAGCATCACCTTTACGACCAAACAACAAGTCATATATAGCTCCTAAACCGCCTCCGCCTTCTGCGGCTGACCCTCCGGCTAAAAGACCACCTAAAATATTAGACAAAGTACTAGGTTTAGAATATTGGTAAGACTGTGCAGCTAATGGCAGACCTTGCAACAGAGATTGCATATATTGAGTTTGTTTATACGGGTACAATCTTTCTTCTTCAAACTGAGCACGATCCGCAGCAATGCCCTGTTGTTCTATATCACGTTGCTCTCTACCCGCTGCCTGTTGTGCAGCTAGTGCTTGCAAGCCGTACCCTCTATCTCGGTTAAACAAATCACCGGCTTGGTCAAATGCTTTTGCATACCCTGCACCTGCTGCTGCTCCAATATTAGCCTGTAACGAGCGGTCTCTTTCCGCATCCATAACAGCCTGTCGAGTGCCTCCATAGGCACCTGCTTTAGTTAATCTAGCTGTATCAGATAAACCGCTAATCTGTGATTGCCTTCTCATCTCAGCTAACTGTGGTTGTAAGGCAGCTTGTAAGTAAGGGTTCATGTAGTTTTGAGCCGCAGTTGCATCAAAAGCACCTGTAGTAGGGGCAGATAGTCCTGCTATCCCAGTAAATGCAGACTGTTGTAACCCAGATGGCCCCGCTGATAACGGGCCTTGGTATGCTTGATAACCTTGGTCAGCTAGTGCCTGACCTTTACCCAACATGTCGGTGACATAAGGGCCAGCCCAACTTGAAAGAGAAGATTCAGTCCCTGTTTGCATAGGGTCATAACCACCTCCTGTATTAGAAGTGCCTGAAGTATCTGTATCACCATTACTCATAATTTATCTCACGAGGGTAGAAATTTATTAGGGTTTATTTGTTTACCTTGTTTTGGGTTTCCAGTACGTGACTTACGTACATTAGTCATCATATTGTCTAGTGCTTTTGCTCCTGCATCAGAATTACCATTACCTAAATGGCTAACTACATCTGCGGGTATTACAAACTCTCCATCACTTAACGCAGCGGGTTGAGTTCCATTAATATTTGCCGGTATTTTATCTGCCATACCGTCAGTAGAACCACTTAAATAACGCCCACGATTTAACCTAGCAATACCACCCGCAGCTAAATCAGTATTAACAGGCATATCTTCTATCACCGAAGAAGCTCCTCTAAACTCTGGTCTAGCTGGAGGACTTGCGGGTCGTTTTTTATTACGTGCATTTAAAGCTGCTAACCCGCTTGCTTGTGCTGTTGTCATAGCTCTAGCTTGTTCGGGGGTAATTTCAGGCCGTTTTTCTGGCCCTTTAGCAAAAATAGTATCAGTAAAGTATTGTTGCCCCATACTACCGGGTCTTCTGTTAGGGTCATACGCCATAGGGACACGTTGACTTACTGCGGTATAGCTAGGTATACCTCCTTGATATCCTGTCTTTGGTATCTGTTCATCAAACAAACCAGATGCATTAGCTCCGTAAGAAAGCCCTAGTTTAGCTAACGCTGCTAAACCAGAATCACTGCCCATAAAATCTTGGAAACTACCGCCAACATCTTTAGCAGTGCCAAGCAAATTGTCCCACCATGATTTTTTTTCTGACACTAAGAACCTCCCACTATCCGTAAGAACTCATCTTCGTCAATTAATCCTCCTGCGTTTCTCCCAAATGGGGATAACGGCGTACGTTGCGGCCCCTGTTGCATAGGTTGTACGGGATTTCTTGATTGCATTATATTAGTTCCATATGGGTCGGCAAACAACTGTTCTTGTTTTGGTGTAGCAAAGATGCTACTAAAGTCGTATAAGTAGTCAATATTAGCAGGATCAGGAGCTTTTACACTAACTTGTTGTCCTGCAATATCGTCTGCTCCGCCCAGTAATTGCATCAAGTCAGATATGTTTGACCTACGTTGGTTGTCCTCTATTTGTGCTTCTGTCTGTGCTTGTGCTTGTGCTTGTGCCTCTGCTTGGGCCGCTGCATCTTGTTGCGCTTGTTCGTTTTGTCTCTGCAACATCTCGTAAAGCCCTGTAGGGGCAAACTTTGAGTCTAACGCGGCTAAAGTATCTGTATCCCCTGACATTAAAGCTTCAAGTAATGCTTGGTCTTCCTGATTTACTACTCCATCACCTGTTACATCGTAAAGAAGTTGGTCTTCAGTAAATTCATAAGAGGAAGGATCGGCTAGTATTTCCTGTTCAGCAATTACATTGCTAATAAAATCAATGTCTGCTTGAGTAACTTCGCTAACCGGCTTTCCTACCAGACTAGCAACAGCTTCAATATCTGCGCCTACAGTTTCCTGTACTCCACTTATTAGATCTGTAAGTTCAGCAGTAGTTAAGTCTAGGTTACCTGAAAGTTCGTCTATAGCGGCTTGTAAAGCTTCATCACGGGTCATACCCGCAGCTTCATTTTCGGCTATTTTATCCAGTAAAGTTTGTTTTACATCAGATAGGTCGTCTTTTGTAACTGCATTAGGGTCTTCTACTTCCTCTTCTACTTCCTCTTCTACTTCCTCTTCTACTTCCTCTTCTACTTCCTCTTCTACTTCCTCTTCTACTTCCTCTTCTACTTCCTCTTCTACATCATCATCTACATCATCTGGAGGGTTAGCTTTATATTTACTGTAGTTAGTAAAAAATCGTGATATTAACCGTTGGTTGGGTCTCCCATCATAAAAATAAGTAGCAAGAATATCTTCTTTACTAATACTATCTGGGTCGGCCCCCATATCTATCATAGCGCGTACAATTTGCTGCCCTACAGGAGGCAACTCTTCTAACCACGTTATCTGATTTGACGTATCTACAGTGTCGTCTGGGGGTTTTTTATCGGGGAAAGGATTTGTTATATCATCGTCAACATCATCGTCAGGAAGTACACTACCGTCATCATCTAAATTACTGTCTGTCCGTAATGTGGAATCAGTATCTAGTGTTTCTATTCGATCTAATAATAAATCTAAATCGGAAGCATCTGCTCCTGCCTCTAATGCATTATTAAACTGTAACTGTAGTTCAAATAAACTTGTTTCATTAACTTTATCAGTTAGATTGCTGTCTTCAGGTTTACCCACTAAATCTGCAAGTATATCGTCTATAGATTCTCCACTAGCCCAAGGGTTATCAGGGTCATACCCTGCTTCAGCTAATAGCTCTCTAACTTCTGCTTCTGTTGTATACTGCCTATCAAATACACTGGTCATGTCAGCAAGTTTTGCTTCTGCGCCATTATCATCTACTTGCTGTACATATCTAGCTATCTGCTCATCAGTTAAACTAAGCCCCTCTGCTTCTGCTATTGCGCGAACTTCATCTGCATCTACATAGTTTTGGTCAACAAACTCGTTAATTGTTGCATCTAATTCGGCTTGGGAGTTTTGCCCTACGTAACTATCAATGGTTTCATTGGTTGCCTTGTAACTAGGATTAGCGTCTTCAAATGACTGTGTAACTTCTCCTACAGTCGTAAAGTCTGCATCAAAAGGATCGTTAAGCAATTGTGTTTGTAACGCACCGTACTCATCGGTGGTAATACCAAACATCTCCATAGCTTGCATAGCTTCTGCTTGGTTTATAGCCCCTTGACGAGCACCTTCTATAATACTTTTTACTTCTGCATTAGTAGTTTTTACAATGCTGCTAAGATATTCAGTGCTATTTTTAGGTATATTTGCTATGTCGTTTACTGTACTAACAGTCCCTGAAGTACCTATTCCAGTAAAAAACCCTCCGAAAAAACTACTTACTGTGTCTACTAAGGCTTGTCCCTCTTCTTTAAGCCCTCTAGTAGACCATCGTTCATTTTTAAACCATGCAGGTATAGCCTCTTCCAGACTTTCAGTAAAACCTTCTTTAGCAAGCATAGATACTTTTTCTGTAAAGTACTGACGCACTGACTTCATACCGCCATCAATACCTTTAGCTGCGTCTTTAAATATAGAATCTATTAGAGCAGTGCCACCCAACTCTTTATTTAGTATTATGTTAGAGAACGCAGCAACTGTACCTGTAGAGAAGCCGTCCATTTGGGCTTCTTCTTCTATTTTTGCTAACGTGTCAGTGTCTATTAGTTCAATAGCTTCTTCTAAAGTTATTGGATTACCACGAGCTTTTTGTAATTTTTGTATACGTGTTGCTTCTTTATTTGTTGCTAGTGTTTTAGATTCTTCATAAGCCCCATTAGCTTCAAGTCCAATAACTTCTATAAGATCTGCTGCTTTTGCTTCAAATAATCCTGCGTCTTTCGGGTCTAAATTTTTAGCCCACTCTTGTATTTGTTTGGAACCAAACTCTTCAAATAAACCTTTAGCCCCAGTTTTTGCAATTTTACTTGTTGCACCAGCTATGTAAGGAGCAAACTCTTCAAAACTTTCTACAAGTATTTTGTTCATAAAGAACGCATAGGGTTCTTGTGCTATTGCTTCTGTCCAAGCTTCCCCAATAATAACTGCGGTATCAGAAACATCTGCGCCTTTTTTAAGTGCTCGTTTTTCTGCTGCTTCTAATATCCCATCAAATTTTTCTAGAGACGCTTTTAACTCATCAGAACTTTTAGCATTGCCTATAGCGTTTAGTGTTTTGGAGTATTCATCAGCTTTATTTAGTAACTCGTCAGGTATTAATTCTGCAATACCCATAATCCCCGGAGCGGCTTTAAACACTTTATCTATTAACTTAGGGTCAATATCTCCAGTTTCTAAAGCTTTTTTAAATGCGGTATTAGCCCATTTTGCATACCGTCCAGCCCCAGCAACCATCTCAGCCATAGTCCCACCGGCTTGTACACCAGCGGTAAGTAGATCGTTAATCCATTTATTGTTCTCTACAATTTGTTCGTCAGTAAAATTGCCGTTCTCAAAAGCATCAGCCATGTCATCTTTTAAGGATCTTAAACTGTCGTATATAAAAGATTTTTCGCCATCAGGATCAGCATCAGGATTGTAGTTTGCATATTTAGCTGCATTCCATTCATCTTGTGTAAATGGACGGCTATACTTATTTTGTTCATTAGATAATTGTTGTACTTCCGCGTCAGACAATATGCCTGATGCTTCTCGGTAGGCGGCTATATCAGCTTCTTGCCCTATTTCTTCACTCATACCCCCTAAAAGTTTTACGTATTCTGCGGTATTACCAGAATCCCTAGCTTCTTCTAGTTTTGTTAAATCAGCTCTTTCAAAATAAGCTTTAGATCTATCATCAACCTCAATACCCAATTCTTCCATTATGCGTAATTCAGAATACCCTTCGTCTATTAGCCCTTGGACGTACCCTGATGTTTCTTTTATAGCAAGGTTATATTCTTCATTTTCGCCTGAGTATAGTTTAAGATCCCCAAGCATTTCATATTCGGGTTCTTCTAAAGGATAAAAAACATCATCGGTAAGGCCAAGATCTTTCCTAAAAGTATTTGTTTCAAAATCACCTACAAAATACTTGTCCCTAAATGCATAATAATCTTGAGCGGTTTTTACTTGGTCTTGAAGAATTTGTACTAAACTATCATTCCCATCAAACCCAGCCTCCATAAGCTTATCGTACGTTGCTTCGTTATCTCCGCCTTTACCTTTTAAAAAATCTAATTTTTGTACAGAAAATGGTCTTTGGTCAGATCTCATAGATTGTACAAAACCGGCAGCTACATATGCGACTACTGCTATAGCTGGGTTAGCGAATGAAATACCCGTATTACCGATAGGTATAGTTGCCCATGTATTAGCAGCGGCAGTAGCCCCAGCGGCACCAATTTTTTCTTCAAGTATGTTACCGCCTGTTGATAAAATCCAAGACCCTGCTCCTGCTTTGCCCTCTACGTCTTTGTCTTGAAAATTTACTATAACGTTAGGGTCGTACACATCCGGTGTTCCATCACCATTTGTATCTACATTAGGAGGCAGTTGTAACGCGCCGGGAGAACCGAGGGCTTGACGGGCTTGTTGTATTTTAGACAACATCCCTAAAGAAGCCATTAACTTGGAATAGACTCCGATATACCGACTAGGTTTTCTTTGAGTGCCAAAATACGGTTGCGATGGATCTGGCCCTTTTGGATCGTCCTCACCACCTTCGTAATAATCTGCTTCAGACATTAACTAACCTCTAAAAAACTAGCGGTTACGTGCAGACGGTTGGCGGTAGCAGCGGTGACTTTTACTATTTCAGACTCTTCTACTACTAGCGGTGTTGTTAATAATTCAACAGTAGCATTAGCACTTATGGCTTTGGTCTTAAACAAACTAAACACAGCAGCAGAAGAATCAGTAAGTGTTACTGTAATCGTGTCGGCGTTGCCAGAATCCTCTGATACCAATATTGACTTAATAATAGCTGTAGTAGCTGTAGGGCAAGTGTACAACGTAGTTACTGTAGTAGCGGTGAGATCTACCTTTGCATTTTTGTAGTTATGCGCCATTAGCTAAAAAACCACCCTGCTGCTTCGGCTTGAGGGGACGTAGAGGCTTGTCGTAAGCCATTATCAAGCTGGTTAAAGTAGATACTAAGTATACCATTAAATTGGTTAAAAGCGTTCGCATCATACTGCATAGGGGGTAACGGGAGCTGTGGGGCAACGAAATCTATACCATACCTAGTTGTATCAGCCATTATCTTCTCCCATCTGGACGCATATCAAGCCGTGGCGCACCCCACTGCCATGCAACACCTTCTGCGCTGGATTCTATTTTTACTGCCATCTGCCTACCTCGTACCCGCACATTCAACTGCGAAGTAAACGCTTCAATAGGAGAAGTAGCCGTGCGTGTTACTGAACCTGAACTAGAACCACCTTCTGAAGCAGGAGATGTGTACCCTGAACCTGAGTTCTGTAAAGGTAACAGCGAGAAATCAACAACAGGACTATCTGCGGTTGACCCGTCAAACGTTACGTCAGGCAGTATGCGGTGTATAAAAGAGAACTGATGGCCGTCTTGTAAGTCAAACTGAGCAGACTGAATGTGGGCAGCTACAGCCGATGTGGTTGCTGTTTCTTTATCATCTAGCCCTCTTTCTTGGTCTACTAAGTTCTTAGTGTACGTTGCAGCAATAGGGTAATCCCGCAGCCCTGAGTCTAACCACGCACTACGCGCCATTGTGCCGTAATACCAAATATCCTGCTCATAGTTATAAATTACGTAACGATCAATAGCAGTTGTGTCGCTAGAACAATAGAACCACCATACTTCCCCATAACCTTCGTTAGTTCCTGAGAAGACCTGTGTGTATTGTTCTTCATTAAAGTCATTAAATACATACTTCTTTACATCACATCTTAGGGGTTGGACTCGGCCATCGTACTTATAAAAGCCCCCTATACCCATCCAATAAGCAACATTATTGACGTAAATACAGGCGTTAGGAGAGGCTACTGATATGTTATCACCCAGCATCTGCGCCCCCCATACAATAGGCGCACCCACATATTGAAGCGAATACATAGCCGTGTCTGTCCAAACAAGCACTTCTTGCCTTCCTTGGATTGCCGTAATAATTTCGGCTCCTTGAGAAAGACGTAAACTACCTGCTTGATTAGTAGCAGAAGGTGTCCAATTACCCGCATCTTCTTGGTCA